GTTTTAACGGTTTTCCGGTTTTTAAAAATGACTTCTTTCACTACTTCTGCTTCCGTGCTAATGACAGGAATGGACAAATCCAATAACTGCTCTGACAGTGGCGTATCAAATCGCCCCATTTCTAAGTTAGCAAAGAATGATCCTGGCGTTTACTCGGATTTTCCCATGTACGATGGTGATGATCAGATCTCGATGTTTCGGGCCAACCAACCGTGTTTTTCAACACGCGTGCGACGGGCACGGGTTGATGCCAAGATTGCGGAATTGCAAGCGGTCGTAACCGACTTCCGTCCATCAGGAGAGTCGGAATACGACATCAAGCGGTCCTATTCCAGGTTGGATAGGACCAGGGACGCACTACGGAGCACCGTCGCTTTTCAAATGCGCGGTGCGAGGCGCGACCTGAAGGGGGGCAAGAGCCATTCACAATGCCTCCGTGAGGCCCGTGCGGAGCAGACACGAGTTCGGATCCTTCGCCAGCTTGATCACTCGCCCCCTGCTTCTGAGACTCAGAGCGATTTGCTGAACCCCGGGCCCTCCCGTGACGCGTATGTGCATCGCCTCATGCACTGGGCGTGGTGGCATGACGCAATCGGGGTGTTTGACGCATTCATGGACATCCTGGCAGTGTCTTATAACAGATGGCCAGAAGAGCAATCCATGTGGTTACACTGCTCCTCCGCAATTGCTATCCTGGGGGAGAACCCCGATGAGTCGGTGCTTGGGTTGTTGTTGGCTGCGAACTCAGACATATTGAACCCCGGACCTTCTAATCTTGATTCTGTGTTCTTTGATCTCATCGCCGACGCCCCATCTGAGGAGTTGTCAGATCTCTTGCGCGCTCTTAAGGCCACCATTAAGAGGATTGCCCCCCGGTCTAAGCTTTCCGGTGCGTTGATAAAGGAGTTGAGGGCTTATGTACAGGAGTATCCTTTTCCATGCACTCGTGATGAAGATGATGAGGCGTGGCAAACTGCCGTCAATTACGTGCTGTCCCTCGTTCGCTCCCACAACGTCAAGTTGGTAGGAGTTGTCCCCGACAACTTCCTTCAGTGGAGTGTGGTGTCTGGCCATCTGGTTGCCATCACTGACAGCTCTGAGAGTGGTAGCGACTGCGGAGAGGGGGCTTCGTGCTCGCACTCCTACTCCCCACCGCCGGTGCATTCCTCTGAATCAGCCTCCGAGGATGCGACTACACATGGCGCAGCCAGGAAAGAGCACCGATCAGAGGACCCCTTGGTTCAGGAACTCAGGAGGCAAAAAGATGAAGA